ACTGAGTATCTAGTACCACTTTCCCTCATCTCACCAAATTTATAGCACATCATAAATATGAGTACTGACCAAGACATTTCATCCCTGCGTTCTAAGTTTCTCGACGCGACTGAGGATGACATTGTGAAGGGTGACTTCAGGGCGGCGTTTGCATCTGACTTCAACCTGTGGATGCGTTTATGTGGTTGGACTTACGCGCCGAAGGAGGTGGATTTGGAGAGTGGTCGGGAGGTTCCGAGTACCCGTCCTCATCGTCCGTTTGTACTTTGGCCGTGTCAGGAGCGCGCTGCTCTTGAGATTATCTCTTGTGTTGAGGGTGGTAGGGATATTGCTGTCCGCAAGAGTCGTGACATGGGTGCTTCGTGGTTGTTGGCTTCTGTGTCGTGCTGGGGATGGCTGTTTAAGGGGTGGCAAACGCTGCTTGTAAGTCGTGTTGAGGACGGTGTTGACAGGCCCGGTGATCCGGACAGTTTGTTGTGGAAGGTTGACTACCTGTTGCAGTCTCAGCCGCCTTGGCTTCTACCTGGGAATCCTGATGATTTGTTGAAGCGTGGCTCGGATACGAGGCAGCACATGATGCTTCGGAACCCTGTTTCTGGGGCGACGATCACGGGTCAGGCGAGTACTGCCCATGTTGGTAGAGGTGGCCGTAGAACGATGGTGTTGTTCGACGAGTTTGCCTCGATGGGTGATGCGGAGGCTGCTTGGCGATCTGCTGCGGACGCGACTGCTTGCCGTGTTGCTGTAAGTACCCCTCTTGGTTCGGGTACTCACTATGCGACATTGGTGAGGCAATCGAGGAGTACTGGCGATCCGAGGTTGGTGGAGTTGCTGTACACGGATCATCCGTTGAAGGGTGCGAACCCTGAGAATCGGGTTGATTTGGATGGTCGGGTGACGGGTGTTGCGGGTTCTGATTATGTGTGGACACCGTGGCTTGCCGAGCAGTTGAAGCGTCGAGACACGATTGACATGGCTCAGAATGTGTTTGCTACTGAAATTGGTAGCGGATCGAACTTTTTCACGCCTGGGGTGGTGACTTCCCACATGAATGAGTACGGGAACCCTGGTGAGAGGTGTGAGGTACTCCGTGGCAGGTTCGTTGCTGACCCGAATGGCCGCTGGAGGGTGTTCCGTCACGGTGACATCCACAGGGAATATGTGATGTTTGCCGATCCGTCATACGGTACGGGTAGCGCCAACGCTGCTATTTGCGTGATGGACGCTCACAGTCGGGAGGTGGTGGCAGAATTTGCCGATCCGAATATTCCTCCGCACGACCTTGCGATTGATATGGTGGAATTGGCGATGACGGTGTACCGAGGTGCTCGCCATCCGCTGATTGGTTGGGAGGTGAACGGCCCTGGCGCTGCTATGCACCATGATTTCCTGAGAATTGGGTATCACGAGGTGTACCGGCAGCGGATTGTTGGCACTTCCACGGAGCGCAGGACTGTCCGTTACGGATGGAACAGCAGCCGCAGGGCGAAGCGCACGATCTTGAGCAGCCTGAGCCGAGCGATCTCGCAGAACGAGATTGTGATCCCGAGCGAGGACACCTTGAGGGAGATGCTTGACTATGTCATCCTCGAGGACGGCGGTATTGAGGCTGGCTCGGTCAGAGATCTTTCAAGCGGAGCGCGAGAATCTCACGGAGATCGTGTCATTGCTTTGGCTGGAGCGCTTATGCTATGCGAAGAGGCGGCAAGTCCGCAAAGTACTGAACCATCGCTGCCAAGCGATTCGCTTGGAGTAATCCTAAACCACCAAGAGGTATTCAAATGAGTTACGGAGCAGGCTTCGGCAATTCAGTTCCAGACAAGAAGCGTCGAGCAGAAACCATGAGCGGTAAGCCAAACAGCATCAAGCGTCCGGGAATGAACGGCGGCATGAACGGTGCTTCTGGTGGTCCGTCTCGACCGAAGGCTAAGAAGGGCAAGAAGTGATGGCTGCAAAGAAATCTGCATCAAAGTCTTCAAAGCCTTCAAAGAGCCACCCGTGGCGATCTGAACTCAAGAAGCATGGACCGAAGCATGAGAAGGCCGAGGGCAGGTTCGAGATGATCGAACGCAAGGCCAAGGGCTACTCCTCTAAGCGCGAAACCTACAAGTAATGTATGTACCACCGGTTAGAGTGCAAAGGCCGGGGGTAGTTACCGTTGCTGGAAGGGGCGGAAGACGCATCACCCATCCATTCGATGACCTTCGAGATAAGGAAGAAAAGAAGAAGGATGATGACAAGAAGGACAACAACGATGCCACTGCTCAGCAACACGGCGTTCGTCGGTAGATCTGGAATCAAGAACGGAGGATACTGACCATGAAGTGCAAGAAATGCGGCAAGTCGAAGTGCAAGTGCAAGGGCAAGTGCTGATGCCTCGTAACTACCGAAACGAGTACGCTAAGTTCCAATCTTCGGATTCTTCCAAGAAGGACCGTGCATCTCGCAACAAGGCCAATCGCAGCGCTAAGGCTGCTGGAATCATCCGCAAGGGTGATGGAAACGATGTGGACCACAAGAACGGCAACCCTCGCGACAACCGGAAGTCAAACATTCGTGTCGTAAGTAGGTCAGCCAACAGGGCAAAGCATTGACCAAGAAGAAGACATACACAATGCGAGTTGACGATCAATCTCACCGTCAGGTGAAGATGCTGTCGGAAGTCTTCTCCAAAAAATTCGGCACTTACATATCGATGGCCGATGTGCTTCGCATGGGCATATCGGTCTTACATATGCGTTTACAATCAGGTGTTGCAGAACAAGCAACAGGAGACAAGCAATGACGATGTTCACTACCTTCTCGGAACAGTTTCGCAAGCAGGATATCTGCCTGTTCACTGAGTGCATTGGCGATATCGCCCCGTTTGGATTTGTATCGGCAGCGACTACTGGCCTTGGAGGCACTGGCTTTACCAACACCAATACAGATGCAACTTCCGCTTCACAACCAAATGGATGGGTATCAGTGAACATGACTGCAACAGCGAATGCTACGGCTGTTTATCCAAGAGTGGGTATTTATCCCGCTGCTGGTATTCCCGCCGGTGGAGCGGTGAACCGTGACTTCCGTGTTGGCCGTGGTGAAATTGATCTTGAAGTACGAGTACGAGGTATGTCCCCAGCGAGTGTTGGTGGTGGTGCAACATCCATTACAACCGTTGGTGTTGGAAGTCCTTCCGATACCGCTTCAACGGTCGCTACTAGTTTCGTCGGTTTCTTTGCGTGGGCAACTGACAACTCCGTGTGGACCGCTGGAATTGTTGTCAACTCCGTATTGGTTCGATCTGTAGCGACCACTATTTCATCGACAAACACTTGGACTGTTCTTCGAGTAGTCGTGAACGAGAAGGCGAATCGCCACAAACTGTACGCAGACGGAAAATTGATCGCAACATTTGACGGTCAGTTGGATACCACTGCTGGATTGCTTCCGCATGTGGAAATGGCTGATCGAACTTTGGCAAACACTGGCGGTAGTGCGCAAAGACAGTTTCAGGTTGATTACATGATGCTGAAGATGAAGGCCCAGCGATGAGTAGCCTTCAATCATTCGTGTCGCAGCACCCAGTCAATAAACTCACTTTCTTTAGTGACTTTATTGGGGACTCCAAGCCGTGGGGTTACACCAATGTTTCCAATGCACTTGGATCTATATTGCCAGTTTTTTCAAACACCAATGCTGATGGTTGTTTGGGTACGGTCACTGGTACACACTCCGCTGCGACAGCGGCCAGTGGATTCCAGCGACTTGGTATCTATCTGAATAAGGACACTACTGGGATTATGGAAAGACTGTGGTCAATAGCGAAAGGGACTCATTCGTTTGAAAGCCGAATTAAGTCTACTGTCGCTGCTGCCGATCCTGCCGTTATGTCGTGCAATTTGGTTGTTGGATTTCATATCTACCATGCCAACAACACCTTTCAAAACGGGGCTTGCTTCTTTCATACGAACCAGCACACCACATGGCAGATTGCCATCTGGGTCAACTATGTCAACATGGTAAGCATAGACACTGGGTATTCCGTGTCCCAGTTTCGAGTGTTGCGTGTTGAGAGCCAGTTAGAAGCAACACGATTTAACTTCTATGTCGATGGTAAGTTTGTTTACAAGTGGGTTGGAAACGGCATTAAAGACGATATCGCTACTTCCTTCGGGCATCCAATGCCCGGTATTGAGTTCAAAGACTTGACCGTTGGCGGAAGCGGTGTCGCAAACTCTTTTTGCAGCGACTATGTCTTTCTAGAATCAATCACGCCTCGCACTTAAATATCGAGATCAAACATGAAAAATAAAAACGCAGTCGCTGCAACCAGCAAGAATGTTCGCAAGGCGATCTCCAAGAACGCAGCGCGCGCATCTGTCTCGCAGAGAAACAAGGCCAATCAACTGGCTAATCAACCCGCTCAAGGCAAGTAAGACAAACTAGGAGAAACAACATGCCAAAGAAGTCCGCAGTCGCTGCAAACACTCGTTCCACGCGCAAGGCAATTTCCAAGAACGCTGCCGTTGCATCTGTCCAATCCCGATCAAAGGCAAACAACTTGACTAGCACCAATCCCGGGACGGTTACCCCGGCTAAGCCAGCGCGTAGTTGATGGTAGAAACCAAGGCGTAACAACCCATGCTTGATCTAACATTTTCATCCCTTCGTAGGGAAATCGAGAACGCGGAGAAGTTCCGTGATGCTCATCTATCGTCTCTTAGGACGATGATTGAGAAGTATCACGGTCCTGCATTCCGAGATGACCGTTCCGATTCCTATACGGATGATCCTGAGAACTTTGGACACGAGTATGTCTCAATGGTGCTGCCTCGCATCATCTACGACACTCCAAAGTTTCGGGTGAAGATGGGCGATCCCATGCTGGAACTGATGGTCGGCAAGCGACTACAGATCGCAATCAACCGTTGGTGTCGAATCACGAAGTTGCGGCGGACACTGGAGCGCATCGCAACCGACATGCTGTTCGCTTACGGGGTTTCCCTGACGGTGAGCGAGCCTCGTCCTGAGATTCGCAAGATCGATGGCAAGGAACCGTACCTTCCACGGGTATACCGCATCTCTCCAGAGCGGTTCTTCCTCGATCCTGCCGCTACGAACATCGAAGATGCCCGTTACATGGGGCATTGCTACGCGATTGACAAGAACGATCTTCTTGATCGAGCGGAAAACGACAAGACATACGACCTAGATGCCATCCTTGCCATTCCTTCGGGGACAGACATGGATGAGGTTCGTGATGACCGAGGCCGAAACATCGAAGATCGCAAGGAACTTGCCGTCTACGAGGTTTGGGTTCCAGAGGCGGACGAATCTATCGCTGAAGAGATCGATGAAATCATCGGTCCGGGCATGGTGAACGGGACGATCTACACCTTTGTGAAGGGTCGATCCACTACGGGCAAGTTCGACGGCTTCATTCGCAAGCCCATCCCGTACTTTGGTCCTCGAAGTGGCCCGTACACCATGTTTGGTGTCTACACGGTTCCAGATGACCCGTATCCGCTGTCTCCTTTGATGGCAATTCAGTCTCAGATCGTTGATCTGAATGCCCACTTGAGCAGCGTCCGATCCAGCGCAGCCGCTTACAAGCGTCTGATCATGGTCGATGCCCGAAACAGCAAGTTGGCGCAGGACATCAAGGACAAGCCGCACGACTACATCGTTCTGAGCGAGAGCCTCGACAAGGAGAAGGTGCTAAACCTTGAAATTGGCGGCATCACCCAGCAGCAAGTTCAGTACTCTCAGATCGCCCAGGATCGACTTGACCGCGTGTCGGGTATCCATGACGCGATGCGCGGCAATGTGTCTGGAACCGCTACTGCCACCGAAATCGCCGTTGCTGAGTCGAGCGCTACCATGCGTATGTCTCACCTGAAGCGCCAATTTCAGGACTCGGTAGACGAACTCGCTCGAGGGGTTCTCTGGTTCATGTGGCATGATGACCGTGTTTCGTTCCCTCTTGGTCGAGAAGGAGCGCAAGCCCTTATGGAGGCTGACCCTAAGTCCACGGGTGGAGTCCGAATGCCCGGCTGGGAGGATCTTGAGGTTGCGGCGGACGCTTACAGCATGGAACGGGTGTCCGAGGCGCTCGTTCAGAAGCGAGCTATGGAACTTCTCCAAATAACCACCTCCGTGGCTCAGGGCATGATGGCGATGCCGTTCATCAAGTGGAATGAGATCCTTTCGGTAGTCGGCGATGCCCTCAACATGCCCAACTTGGCCGACATGATCGACCAGAATGCGATGGCACAGCAGGCGCAACAGCCGCCGGCTGCTCCTCCTGGTAGAGGTGGATCACCTCAAGGTCAACAAACCAATCAAATGGGCGAACCGAATCCGATACCTGCGTCGAGCAGGTCCGGACTCCAGGGGCCAGCAAACAGGGCCATGTAACATGAAATACGAATTTACGAATTCTGATGGAAATGTGGTAGAAATCGTCATGCTTATGCGTGACGCTCCCTCCATCGGCAGCATTATTGTCCACGAAGGTCAAGAACTTACCCGTATTGCCAGCAACTTGCAGGTTGACACGGGTACGATCCGTAACACTTATCCGTATGTGAGCCATGCTCTTCCGCGCAAGTTGGAAGGATGCAAGTCTACCAAACGGGGCAAGCCAATCATTATGTCTAAGCGCCATGAACGCGAAGTCATGGCTCGGCATGGTTTTGAAAAGGACTGATATGTCAGAACCCGAAGTACCAACCATTCCTGTTGATGATTCAACCAATCCTGTACAGCAGATGGCTGCGGAAGCCGCGTTTGAAGCGGACAACTCCGAAAGCGAAGATGCTGTTCTAGATCGAATCTTCGGCAAAGACGATTCTGCTCCACAGCAGAACTTTCGCACGATTGATCCCGAGCCTCAGAACGACCCTGACTTTGATCGGGCGTTCAAGGCGTTGCAGCGGGATGGCGTTCCAGCCTACATCATCGATAGCATCAAGTCCGATCCCTCCAAGATGAAGGAATGGGGCTTGAAGGCGGCGAAGAGGCAGGCTGATGTGGATTCGTTTGGATCGAAGAAGGCAAACAGCGCGGAAACTCCGACTCCCGCTCCTGTTGCATCCAAGATCTCCCCTGATAACTCCAAAAATTCTGGCGACTCAGAGGATGATGCAGATCCTCTTTCAGTATTTGGCGACATCTTTGGAGATGAGGCGGCAAAGCCACTTCGAGCCATCACCGAGCGTCTTCGATCCGATTTCGAGGAGAAGACCAAGGCGATGGAAGTCAAGTACGAGACTCGTGGAGCCTACGAGCGTATGTCAGCGTTGTATGGGAATAACTCCCCGTCCTTCGATGACATCACGAAAGTGGCAGCGCAGATCGGGCGTGAAAATCCCGGTCAATTTGAATCCATCTCGGACATCGTCCAAGAAGCATTCCGAATGCGGGCTGGAGAACCAAAGCGTTCTGATCCTCGAAACTCTGCTCGTCCAACCGTTGGCAAAGCGCCAGCGCGAGTGACTCGCGAGATTGACCGTGAAGACGCTGTTCTCGACATCTTGCTTTCGGGCGGCTCCCGTGCTGACGCTCTCCGAGTTCTTTCCCGCTAAACCAGAGAAATACCATGCCATCAATCACGACATTCAACGACTTTATGACTACGACTGGGCCGTCATACCTGACGAGCGCAGATTCCGTTATCAACGAGGCTGTCAAGAACACTTACGCCTTCTCTCGCCTGCTCAAGGGCAAGACGAAGGAACAAACCATTCAGGGTGGTACTGAAATCCGCGATGTCATCATGTTTGATGATTCGCGTACCTACGACCACTACCAGCCGAACGACACCTTCACTTGGCGCAACCCGCAGGTGACCGATTATGTTCGCGCGCCGTGGCGTTTCCACATCGACCACATGTCGTGGACTGACGCTGAGGTCGAACTGAACACCGGCGAGACTTCTGGTGCGAACAAGGCCGCTTACAAGCGCCTGAAGCGAATCAAGGAGCAGCGAATGTGGACCTCGATGCTCAACGGCTTCGAGGAGGATCTGTGGGCTGTCCCGTCCGTTGCGAACATGGAGAGCGACACTGGCAAGTTGCCATACTCGCTTCCGTACTTCCTTACGGAGTTGTCCGCTAACCTTGGTGGATCCTTGGGACTTCGTGGTACGGCTCCGTACACCGCTAGCACTAACTCTTCTACCACCGTCATGCGTATCTCTCCGTTCACGGAGAGCCGTTGGACCAACGCGGTTGAACTCTACAACTGCTCCCCGGGCGCGCTGACTCCGCTTGGCACTGAGTGGGGCAAGCCACAGACTAGTGCGCTTACTGCTGAAACGGTTTACGCACAGGGCGCTTCTGGTGGACACACCGTTCAGTTAAGCAACCTCTTTAATGCAATGGATGTCATGTTCATGCGCGTCAAGTACGAGGCTCCATCGACTCGTCAGCAGTACTTTGAGAACGACAATCTGAACCGTCAGATGATTCTCACGAGCCGTACTGGTGTGCAGAACTACCGAAACGCTCTTCGTCTCAGCAACGACACCCTTGTTTCGTATCAGGATGCTTCTTACAGCAGCCCTGCATACGCAGGCATCGATGTCACCTACTGCTCTGACCTTGACAATGCTGCGATCTACCCAGCGAACACGGGAACGGCAGCGGCAGCGACCCTCGCTGGATACAACAGTGTGGTTGGTTCAAACGGATACAGCGTAACGGGGACTACGGGCATCTCGTCGTTCGGAACTGAGAGTGGTGCAAACACCATCGTCCGCGCTCCTCGCTACTACTTCGTGAACGGCAACTACCTGACTCCGATCTTCCATGCTCGTCGTTACTTCAAGCAGCATGAGGTTCTCCGTCACCCAAATCAGCCGTTCACCTATGTCCAGCCCGTTGACTGCTGGTCGAACCTGTTCTGCAATTCTCGTCAGCGTCACGGCGTTGTTGCTCCTCTCTCGTTCCAAGCCACCTAATCAAATTTAAAGGAGGATCATCAACATGATTCCCGGAATTCTCGTCCCTTCAGGAAACCTTGCTGCACTTAGTCCTGCGCAAGTGATTGTTCAACCAATCGCAGGTGTCGCCGTTACCGTTGGCGACATCGTTATGTTCGATCTTGTCGGCAACAACACCACCTACACCGATGTGGCGCAGTACGACGAACTCGACCACAAGAAGAATCCCTTCAA